AGGTCGCGTTCCTCAACGGCAAGCGGCAGCCCACCGTGGAGCGGGCCGAAGCCGACTTCAACGTTCTGGGCATCCAGTTCCGTGGGTACTTCGACTTCGGCGTCGCCCTCCAGGATTACCGGGGCGGCGTGAAGATGAAGGGCGAGGCGTAAGCCTCCCCCGGAGTCCCTTCGGCGACGTGAAACTTTCAGACCAACAAGGAGCAATGACTCATGGCAACGACTCAGTTCATTCATGACGGCAACAGCATCGACTACACGCCCGGCGCGAACGTCAGCGCCGGGGACGTGGTCGTGCAGAACGATCTCATCGGCATCGCCAAGCGGGACATCGCTGCCAACGCCCTCGGGGCGCTGGCCGTGACGGGCGTGTTCGACGTGCCCAAGGCGACCGGCGCAGGCACCGCCATCGCGGCGGGCGCGAAGGTGTACTGGAACGCCGCCGCCCAGCAGGCGACCACCACCGCCACGGGCAACAAGTACCTCGGCAAGCCGGTTCGCGCGGCCGCCGATGCCGACGCGACGGTTCGCGTCCGCCTGGAGCAGTAGGCGATGGCCGACCTTCTCCGCCAAGGCTCGCAGTGGCTGGAGCAGATGCGCACGGCGCACTGCTCCAGCCCGGTCGAGTACCGCAGACCGCCTGACGCTTACACCGTCACAGCGACCTACGGCAAGACCGGCTTCGAGGTCGCAGACGAGTCGGGCCTGACGATCAACGCCCACGTCTGGGACTTCCTGATCCTGGCCGACGAACTCGGCTTTGACCCGGAACCAGGCGACGTGATCGCGGCCAACGGGCGGAGATACGAGGTCATGAATCTGGGCGGCGAAGGTTGCTGGCGATGGAGCGATCCGTATCGGCAAACCTACCGCATCCACACCAAGGACATCGGAGCAGACACGTGAGCGAGTGCAGCCAGTTTGAGCAGTGCCAGAACCAGTTCGAGTCCATCCACGGCAAGTTGGATCGACTCGACGAGGCGATTCGCGGCAACGGCAAGCCCGGGATTCAGCTTCGGCTGGATCGCTTGGAGCAGGACGCGAAGCGCCAATCGAAACTCATCTGGCTCATCGTCGGCGCGGTCATCACCACACTGGCATCGGGCGTCGTCGCCTGGATCACGGGGTAACGCATGAGTCTGGTCATCGACATCGCAGATGCAGTGACAGCGGAACTGAACGCGGCCCCGGCGGGCACGTTCGTACCGGCCATCGTCGCAGTACGGCGCGTGCTGCCGGAGTTCGAGTTGGCTGACCTGGCGGAACTGAAGGTCTCGGTGGTGCCCAAGAGCGTGGTGATCACCGGTTCCACGCGGGCGACCAGCCAGTACGAAATCGCAGTGGACATTGGTGTGCAGAAGAAGCTGGGCAAAGACCTCGACGGCGAGGTCGCGGCACTGGGGACATTGATGGATCAGATTGCCGACTACCTGCGTCGCCGTTCGCTCAGTGCTGCACCGTTCGCCGCATGGATCGGCATCGCCAACGAGCCGGTCTACGCACCGGAGCATCTGGCCGAGCAGCGAGTGTTCACCAGCGTGCTGACTGTGACCTACCGGGCCATGAAGTGAGCCAATGGAGCCCAAGACATGAACAACACCATCATGCGCAAACTCGTCCTGACCGCCAACTACCAGCCGCTGGCTGCGGAGAAGGTCGTCGGCTCATTCGTTATCAGCGCCCCTCCGAGCAACGCCAACGATGCCATCTTTCTCGGTGATGAGGGAGCCGACGTGCCGTGGGTTCCAGGCGAGTGGCACTCGTTCCGCAACGTGGACCTCGCCGCGATTCAGGTCAAAGGTACGCCCGGCGACATCGTGACCGTGGTTGGAGGGACGTGGTAATGCCTTACATCCAGGAACCATTGCCGGTTGTCAGCACGCCGCCCATGCGGGAATGGACCCTGCTGCAATTGCCCTACGACGGCAGCATCACGGAGATCAAGCACATCAACATGCGCAACCTTCAGGAGATGTACTGCGACTACAACCAGATGACCACGCTGCCGTGGGATGAATTGCAGAACCTGTACTACTTGGGCATCTACAACTGCGCGTTCATCACACTCGAACTGTGGCAGATGCCGAACTTGTACTCGTGCTACGCCGGTGACAACTACAACCTCGAGTCGGTCGACGCCCACGACATGCCCAACCTCGGCGACCTGGACATCTATTACTGCCAGTCGCTGACCAACCTGGACGTTTCGGGATGCTCGAATCTGCGCTACATCTACGCCTACGGCTGTGCATTCGACGAGGCGATGGTTGACCAACTACTCACTGACCTTGTCGCCAACGGCACCACCAATGGCTACCTCCAAGTGAACGGGCCGTACAACTCCCCGCCTTCCAACCCCGATGGCGTGGCGCTCAAGAACATCCTGATCAGCAGGGGCTGGTCGGTCTACACAAGCTGAGGATTGCCATGAAAGAAGTCCAAGCCACCACTGTGCAGGTGAAGATCTCCGACGGCAACGAGGACAAGTTCGTGTTGGTCCACGACGGCCAACAAGTGATCGAACTGGCGGAACCAGGCGGCAAAGTCGGCACCCCGCCAGGCAACACGATGCTCGTCGGCACCAAGGAAGAACTGGAAGCGGAGGTCGCAAGGCTGAAGCTGAAAGCCAAGAAGCCGCGACGACCCGCTGATCGTATGCCGCCCACGCCAACCCCGCAGCGAGAACCGTGATGATCGGCATGGACTTCAAGAGCACGCTCGGCACGTTCTTCGACCGGAAGGCCGTGATGTCCAAGGTGGACTCCGCCTCGCGGAAGGTGCTCTCGAAGTTCGGGGCGTTCGTGCGGCGATCGGCCAAGAGCAGCATCCGCAAACGGAAGAAGCCATCGCCACCCGGATCGCCGCCAAGCTCGCACACGGGACTACTGAAGAAGTTCATCTTCTTCGGTTACGACCTTGACGCCCGCAGCGTGGTGATCGGGCCGACGCGGCTGAATCAGAAGGGACGTGGCGATGCGCCGCCACTGCTGGAGTACGGCGGCAAGGCCACGCTGGTCAGGCGAGGCAAGAAGAAGCGCACGACGTACAAGGCCCGGCCCTACATGGGACCGGCATTCGAGAAAGAGAAACCCCAGCTGCCCGCCATGTGGCGAGACAGCGTTCGATAAGGAGATCGAAGCATGTCGCAAGAATTCCTGTTGGGCATGAACGCCAAGATTTACCAGGGGGCGGCGGGCGCAGCCCTCAACACGCTCACCGAGATGGCCAACGTCAAGGACGTGACGTTGAACCTCGAGGCGGGCGAGGCCGATGTCACCACCCGCGCCAACCAGGGCTGGCGGGCGACCGCGCCGACGTTGCGCGAATGCACCGCCGAGTTCGAGATGCTCTGGAAGCCGGGTGACGCCGGGTTCGACGCGGTGAAGACCGCGTTCCTCTCGTCGGGCACGATCCGTCTGGCCGTGCTGACCGGCGACCGCACCGCCTCGGGCACCGAGGGGCCGCTGGGCGACTTCAGCATCACGAACTTCAGCCGCAACGAGCCGCTGGAAGAGGGTGTGACGGTCAGCGTGACCGCCAAGCTCGCCGTGTTCGATTCCTGGGTGGAGGTGGCCTGATGAAGACGTTCACTGATGCAGCCGGACGGACCTGGACGCTCACCTTGACCCTCGGCACGGCCATGAAAGTCAAGGCGAAGCTCGACATCGATCTGCTCCAACCCGAGGCGGGCGATCCGCCGCTGCTGACGCGGCTCGGCACCGACGAGATGCTCCTGGGCGAGGTGCTCTGCGCCATGCTCGAGGGGCAGTTCGAGACGCACAAGGTCACCGACGACGACGTGCGGGCCGGTTTCGACGGGCAGACGCTGCTGGCGGCGCAGAAGGCCTTCTACGAGGAACTGATCGGTTTTTTCCGGTCGCGCGGCCGCAACGACCGGGCCAAGGCGGTCGCCAAGCAGATGGCCATGATCGACGCGGCGGTGACGGCGGTGGAGACGCGAATCGACGCGCTGGACATCGACGCGACGATCCGTGGGGCGATGTCTGGCGCATCGCCGGGTCCATCGGCGTCGACCCCGGCCCGCTGACGCTGCGGCAGCTGCTGTGGATGGCCGAAGGGTTGGGCCGCGAGCGGTGGGCGCATACATCGCTGATCTGCACCCTGATCGCCAACGCCAACCGCGACCCGAAGAAGGGCCGCCCCTTCAAGCCGTCGGACTTCGATCCTTACGCTAGGGCAGACCGGCGATCCGCGCGGGTCGCCGACAAGCAGTCACTCGCAATCCTCAGAGAGGCCCTTGAGGCCCAGAAAGGCAACGAACATGGACGGTAGCGCAATCCTCAACGGAATCTGGAGCTTCTTCAACTCGAGCATCGGCTTCGCAGTCATCTGGGCGGCGATGGTCGGCTTCTTCATCTTCCTGGCCAGCAAGTTCAACCCGCTCCAGGAGAAGTGGAAGGCCTGGGAGGGCAGCATCATCACCGGCATCAAGCTGGCCGAGAAGCAGATCGCCGACGACACGCCCAACAGGGGCCTGGCCAAACTCGACGCGGCCCTGCGGTTCGTATTGAACGCCTACGCCGAGGCCAACAACGGCAAGCAGCCCTCCGACGCGCTGGTCGAGCAGATCAAGCAAGGCATCCAGATCAAGCACAACGAACTGGACCGCTTCGGCGGGCTGGAGAGCAAGAAGGAGGCGGCGTGATGAGTTGGTTGATCGCTGTGCTGACGGCGTTCTTCCAAGCCCTTCTGCCGTGGGTCGCCAAGAAGTCGCGGCCCACGGCGGAAGACGGCAACCCGGACCAGCAGACCAAGGACAAGTTGCGGGCCAAGGTCCGCAAGCACTGGAGCCAGCCATGAAACTCCTCAAGCACCTGATCCCGTTCCTCCTGCCCATCCTCGTTCTGACCGGCTGCGGCGGCGGATCGCCGTTCACGCGGACGATCTATGTCCCGCACGGCACGCCCGTGCGCCTGCGCGAAACCGTCCAGGACGTGAAGGTCTGGGTCAAGGATGCCGACGGCACACCCGTCGCTGGCAAGATGGACCTGCCCGAGGGCTGGTACGCCTTGCCCGTGGATGACCAGGAGTAACGCACGTGGCCAACGCGCAGGGAATCCGAGCCGGTCGAGCGTTCGTCGAGCTGTTCGCCGACGACAGCAAGCTCGTGCGCGGGCTGCGCCGTGCCGAGAAGAAGCTCAAGGCCTTCGGTGATTCGGTCCGCAACTTCGGCCTGAAACTCGCCGGTCTGGGAACGGCCATGCTCGCGCCGCTCGTGGCGTCGGCCAAACTGTTCAGCGGATACGGGGACCAGGTCGCCAAGATGGCCAAGCGGACGGGCGTGAGCGTGGAGACGCTCAGCGAGCTTCAGTTCGTCGCCAGTCAGACCGGCACGGAGTTCGAGTCGCTGGAGATGGGCTTCCGCAAGATGCAGCGGAGCATCTACGACGCCGAGCGCGGCCTGTCCACGGCGGTCGATGCGCTGGCTGATCTGAACCTGACCGCCGCCGACTTCAAAGGACTCTCCCCCGAGCAGCAGTTCAAGCTGCTGGCCGACCGCATTTCGCAGGTGGAAGACCCCACCCGCAAAGCGGCAATCGCAATGAGCCTGTTCGGTCGCACCGGCACGAACCTGCTGCCGATGTTCGCCAGCGGGGCCAAGGGCATCGAGATTCTGCAGGCCGAAGCGCGGCGACTGGGGCTGACCATGTCCGCCGAGGACGCCAAGGCCGCCGAGGACTTCACCGATGCCCTCGACCGTCTGTGGAAGGTGGTCAAGATGGGCATCTTTCACGTCGGTGCGGCGCTGGCCCCGGTGCTGCAGCAGGTCGCCGACACGATCACCAACCTGGGCGTGCGCATCTCGGCGTGGGTGCAGCAGAACCAGCAAGTCATTGTCACCGTGCTCAAGGTCGTGGTCGGCGTCATCGCCGTCGGCGTGGCCATCGCGGTTCTGGGAACGATCATCTCCGCGTTGGGCACGATCCTTGGCGGCTTGATCACCGTCATCACCACCGTGGTTGCCGTGCTGCAGGTGTTGGGCGCGGTGATTGCGTTCCTGGTCTCGCCCATCGGCCTGGTCATCGCGGCCGTCGCGGCGCTGGCCGGGTATTTGATCTACGCGACGGGCGCGGGCGGTAAGGCGCTCGCGTGGCTGGGTGGGCGATTCAATGTGCTCAAGGAAGACGCGCTCTCCGCCTACCAGGGCATCGCCGACGCGCTGGCGGCGGGCGACATCGGTTTGGCGGTGAAGGTTCTGTGGCTCACGGTCAAGATGGAGTGGACGCGCGGGGTGAACTTCCTCGAAAAGGCGTGGCTGAACTTCCGCAACTTCTTCATCAAGATCGGCTATGACGCCTGGCACGGCCTGCTGGCCGTCGCGGAGATCGTCTGGCACGCCCTGGAGGTCGGCTGGATCGAGACCACGGCGTTCTTCTCCAAGCTCTGGACGGACTTCACCAGCTTCTTTGCCCGCACGTGGGAATCCATCAAGGCCGGCGCGAAGAAGGCGTGGAACTGGATCAAGAGCCTCTTCGACGACTCGGTTGACCTGGAGGCCGAGAACAAGCTGGTCGAGCAGGAGAAGCAGGCCGCCATCGCCAAGATCACCGACGAGCAGAACCGCAAGCTGGCTGAGCGCGAGGCGCAGCGACAGGCCGAGCGCCAGCGTGCCGCCGCCGTCCACGAGGCGACGCTCGGCGAGATCGGGCGCGAGAACCTGGAAAAGCACCGCGAGCTCGACACCGAGTACGCCAACCGCATGGCCGAGAACGAGCAGGACCTCGCCAAGGCGCGCAAGGAGTGGCGCGATGCCATCGAGTCGGCCAAGAAGAAACGCGAGGCCAAGGAAGCTGAGCCGGGGCCTGAAGGTCTCCAAGGCCCCGACGACATCATCAACGAGGCCCGCGACGCCTTGGCCGGTCTGGGCGACATCGGCGACATGGT